CACTTCTCAAGTGTCTCAGGAATGGAGTGCGCAAGATGTCTAGGGAGAGGTTCCTCAGTACTTATACTGGGATGAAGCTTTCCCGTTACAGGCAGGCGCTCGACTCTCTTGGGACGCAGCAAGTTCAAGCAAGCGACGCATTTGTCCGAGCATTTCTTAAGTACGAAAAGGTGGAGGGGGGTAGCGTTCCAAGGGTCATCAGCCCTAGATCTTTTCGCTATCTTGCCGCAGCTGGGAGGTACTTGAAGGCCTATGAGGGGCCGCTCTACTCATGTCTCAGGAGGTTGTTCGGAGAGGTGGTGGTCATGAAGGGGATGAACAGTGTGGACCAGGCGCGGCTTTTGCGGCGTAAGTGGACCAGGAGGAGCAACCCTGTAGCCATTGGAATTGATGCCAGTCGTTTCGACCAGCATGTTTCCAAATCGATGCTGCAGTTTGAGCACTCCATCTGGCTCGCTATGGCCCTGCCGGAGGATCGGGCGCGATTGAGCCAACTTCTCTCGTGGCAACTTACCAATCGGGTGAGTTTTGTCTCAGAGGGCTCTAAGTACTCGTACACCCTCGATGGGCAGCGCATGTCCGGTGACATGAACACCGGCAGCGGCAACTGCATGCTGATGTGTCTAATGATTTACTCCTACATGGCTTCCCTCGGGCTTACCACGTCTGATTACTCAATTGTTGACAATGGCGATGATGCCGTCATCATTTGTGAAGGGGAAGACGAAGCCCGGGTGCGTGGCGGGCTCAAGAGCTATTTTAGCCAACTTGGGTTCGTCATGAAGGTGGAGGACACTGTGGACGTGTTTGAAGAGGTGGAGTTCTGCCAGACCCATCCGGTTTTTGACGGACGGAGATGGACGATGCAACGCTCTTTTTGGGCGGCGCTGGAAAAGGATTCGATGAACATGCACACGGTTCAATCACTGAGAGAGCTGAAGGTATGGATGTTTGGGGTAGGCAAGGCTGGCTTAGCTTTAGCCAGCGGGATGCCGATCACCCAG